TGGTGCGCTCTGGTCCTTCTGGGCTTACTTGTGCCGGGACGCGGCCTACTCGCAGCGGTGGGCGATCGGCGTCCAGCTCGGCGGTGGTGCCATCCGGGGCAGCGGCAAGGCGGCACGCAAAGAGGTTCACCTTGACCCGACCTCGATCGCGATGTTCACCGAAGAGGTGCCCGGCGGCGGCAGGCTCGGACAGTTCGGGGCGAGTGTAGATCCCGAACGATTCCAGCTTGCGATCGACTCCTATGAGCGCGCATGCCTCGGCCACAGCGGCCTGAGCCCAGACGACTTCCAAAAGAGCGGAGGCGCTGCCGAGTCCGGCTATGCGATCGCCCTCAAGCGTGAGACGGTCCGCAGGATCCAGAAGGCCAGCGAAGCGCAATTCGAACGAGCCGACAAGGAAGTGCTGGCCCTCTCCGCTGCGCTCCTCAACGCGAACGAGGGCGGCAACCTCCCCGAGTCCGGCTACTCGATCCGATACATGGCAGTCCCGCCGACACCCTCGGAGCGGCAAGCCCGAGTCGCGGAGGCTACGTCCCTGCTAGAGGTCGGCCTAGCTTCCCCGGTCGACATCGTCCTAGCTCAGCATCCCGGCATGGAGCGAGCCGAAGCAATCGCACACTTAGAAACAATCCGCCAAGAGCGGGCACTCTTCCCGACTGTAGGAGGCGGGCACCAATGAGCGACGACACCCCGAAGACTTACACCGAGGCCCAGGTGCAGGAGTTGATCCAGACACGGACCTCCGAGCTGCGCGACTCGCGCAACGCACTCACCGCCGAGCTAGCCGAGCTACGTCCCACCGCTTCGGCATGGGAGCAGAAGGCGGGCGCGTTCCAGGCTGAGCTTGAGACGCTCTCCGAGGTGCGCTCCCAGCTCGACGGGCTCCAGTCGAAGCACGCAGAGGCTGAAGCTCGATGGGGCCAAGACCGGGTGCTCCTCGGTGCTGGGATCAAGGATGCCGATGTCTCCGACGTGCTGCGGTCGAAGTTCGCACGCGCCGAAGAGCCCGGCGAGTTCTCCGACTGGTTTGAGCGAGAGGGCCGGAACACTCCGCTTGTCGCTGCGTTCTTGTCCCCCCAGTCCTCGACGCAGGCAGATCCCCACCTCGCGGATCCTGTCCCTCTCGCTCCGACCTCCCCGCAGATGCCACAGGCCAACGCCGGCCGCAAACCAGCCCCGCCCGCCGCTCAGCCCTACACGCCGGGCAGCATCGCGAGCATGAGCCGCGACGAGTTCCGGCGACAGAAGGATTCGCTACTCAACGGGCTGAAGGTCCCGCTTTAGACTTGACGGACGGCGCTCGGTGCGCCTAGCCTTAGTGCGTCGGGTCCTCTGCTAGGTCACTCCCACCTCACGGGCGAAGCAAGAGCACCGACCGAAGCGCCGGTCACTCCCACCTCACGGGCGAGCGCAGCGAAGATTGAACCAACATCTACGCGCCGCACAGCGGCAGGAGTGATCCACAATGGCAAACGAAATTACCTATACCGCACAGGGTGCCGGGGCTTTTAGGGCCACGGAAATCTTTAACTCGCTCTTGTGGGATCTGGTCTACGACCGCACCGATCTCCGACAGCTCTGCGTCAAGCTCGGCGATCTCGGGGGCTCCGGCTCCGCGAAGCTCACCACGCCCCAGGCTGACTGGAACATCCCGATGGCCGCAGCCAACGCGGACGAGGTGACAGCCGCAGGCAACTCGGCAGTCAGCGACAGCCAGCTTGTTCTCACCGTCGCCCAGCAAATCATAAGTTTTGAAATCTCGGATCTCATGAGCGTGACTGGCTCGGCCGGTAACCTCGATCTCGCACGCCTTGCCGAAGCAGTGAGCAGCGCTTACAGCCTCCGCTTCACGGATCAGGTCTGCGGCGTGATTGACGGCTTCACCGCGACGGTCGGGACGAGCACCGTCGATATGACGGTCGACGACTTCTACGCTGCCATGTTCGCTCTTGAGCAAGCAGTTGTCAGCGGTCCCTACGCCTCCGTTCTCTACCCCACCCAATTCACAGATCTACAGGAATCTCTGCGCTCGGAAGGCGGAGCACTTTCCTTCTCCGCCCCGACCGCTGAGATGCTCGCGATCAAGGGTCCCGGCTTTGCTGGCTCCTTCCTCGGTGTTGACATCTGGAAGAGCGACTCGGTCGTGACTGCTAACGCAGGTGCTGACAGCGCGGGGGCCATGTTCGGCCTCGGTGGTGTAGCATACGCGGAGGCCAGCGCCTCGGGTGCCCTGCCCGGTAGCATCGCAGCTCCCGCGATGAGCCCGGTCTATGCTGAGTTTGAGCGTGTAGCCGACCCCGGTTTGTGCCGGGTCATCGGTCACGCCTTCAACGCGGTAGCCCTCGGTGAAGACGCGCGCGGCGTGTCCATCATCACCGACCGATAAAGCTATGGCGGTTCACGGTTACTTGAGTCTCCGTGACTCCTCTCCCTTGACCTTCGGGGATGCGGTTAGTTCCGCGCTTCGTAGGTCCAGGGAGGGGGCCGCTCATGCTTCCGGCGAGCGAACTCCCGACGGGTGGATCATCCGTTTTCACAAGACGGGCAAGGATGGCAAGGCTGGTAAAGCTGCTCTGTCCTCCTGGGTCGTCACTCCCAACACAGTCAAACGAGGGTAGGACTTCATGGCACAGGTATTAGGAAAGCGCGTCACTCAAGCCGAACGGCTGGACGCAGTTAAGATCCCGAGGCGGGTTAAGAAACAGACCCGGTTTCTGTACAAACACCACCCGATGCGCTTCATGTTCGTCGGCGGCGAGTGGCTGCCCCAGCTCTCTAAGCTCCGCATTGATCCCGGTGTCGGCGGAGTCGTCACAGGCGGCGGGATCGATCTCGCAGTAGCAGGCAACATGCGGCAGGGCTGGCAAGTGATACAGCCCTCCGACGCACGCCTTGGTGAATATCAAGACTACATGGTCGCCCTCCCACACGCGGCAGGCGGCAGCACCTACGTCGACCCATTTCAGAAGGTCACCGTTGAGGCGGGGCGGATGTTCGTCGAAGAGGGCGGGGACAATTACTTTGCCTTCCTTCGCCACCTCATCGAGAGCGGTGTCGTTGCGCCTATCTCCGCCAACGTCAAGAAGATCAAGCTCCACGACATCGAGAAGAAAGTCGAGCGGCTCCAAGGTGCCGTGTCGGTGAACCCTGCGAACCAGATCGCAGCGGGCCGCCTCCGTCAAGCCGAGGAGCTCCTCTCCGCAATGCGCGGCGACAAGCCGAAGACACGCAAGCCACGCAAGAAAGCCGAGGCCGCTGATGTCGGGTGAGAAGCGGGGAGTCCGTGAGAGCATGGACCGGATGACCGGGCGGATCGTCCGTGAGTCTCAGGGCAAGATCTCGCAGGAACAAGCACAGAAGAAAGCGCGGGCAGCCGCCCGCTATGTAGTGGACGGGGTGAAGCGCAAGAGCTGATCACCGCTAAATCAATGGCTGGGCTCGCTGCCCGGCCTCCTTAAAATGGAGCATTGGATATGGCAAAAGGTACAAAGATTCTCAACAGTGCGATCGCGGTCGACGACAATCGAAACGTGATCCTCAGGGTTAACGTAGCCGGCGAAGGGACACCCGCCGACGAAGACATCGACGCCGGAGAGGGATACTTCTTCGTAGACCTCAGCACCGGAACTCCTGTCCTTCGGATCAAAGTCAACGCTGACGGATCGATGATCTCCGGCGATGTCGCCACGCTGACACCCTAGTCCGATGTCGCTCTACAGATCAGCAACCCAATCACTCACCCAAGCCTACGGTTCTCCGATCGTGGTCGAGGATGGCGCGCGCTCGATCTCGGTCACGCTAGACGACGCCTCGACCGGGTTTATGGTTCGGATCGACGGTGTTAACGAGGAGATGATCCCGAGCGGATCGTCTTGGCAGTTGCGCCCACCTCCGCCTGGAATAAGTGACGATCTCAGCTTGGAGATCTTAGCCGAGTTCGGCACCCCGACCGCTTCCGTTATCTGGTTCCGCTGATGCCGATCGGCGGGAACATATCGGGCGGAGGCGGAGGCGGCGGCGGTGCTTCGTCAAGCTGGAGTGAGCAGTACTTCGTCGACTGGTCAACGGAGGCCTCTCGCGAATGGCGAACGAATGCGTTCCCCGTCCCGATCCAAGGTGCCTCGTGGGGCGGGGCTACGATGGGCAACGCCTCGCTATGCGACATCGTCCCCGGCTCCGGCTTGGAGATCGCGCCTGACCCCGGCACCGCGTCGGAATGGTTCTCCACGATGACCTGCCCCCGCCTCTACGCGAAGGTCACGGACTGGGCTCCTCACTCGGGGCTATATCCGGCAGCTACGCCCCTCCAGGCGATCTGCTTCCAGGCTCTGATCCAAGGCAACGTGACCCAGGATCACAGCGGCTACGGCATGGCACTCACCGCAGCCGGGGGCCAAAACTTCGGCATCGAGCGGCTGCACTCTTCGGCCGTCTGGGCTGGAGGTAGCAACAGCGGTTACAGGATCTCCAACAGCTACAACGGGGGGCCGTCGTGGAGCGCATTAAACAGCGCCGAAGACGGCAACACATACGAACTCTTTGAGATCGTCATGTTCCCCGGCTCCCTTGTCCTCGCCTCGATCAGGGACGAAGCAGGGTTCGTCGACCCGCTAGGTGCGGCAGTCTGGCGGCGGCAGCTCAGCGCGAACCAGTACAACGGGAACGACGAGGCCCTCAACTCGTGGATCCCCGATGATGTCTATCCACAGTTCTTCGCGTACAACGGCAGCCTGACGACGCACACCGCAACGGTGAAGGCGTTCCGCACGCTCTCGCTTGGAGTCCTCTGATGATCAACGCCAGCGAAGCCTACGTGATCGCCTACGCCGAAGTCGGGTCAGCCGTCGATGGGTGGGCGTCCACCGACATCGGCGGAGACTTCCCCGGCGGCGGCGGCATGTTCGACCCAGTGCCACCTCCGACAACGTGGTCGATATCGTGGTTCGCTGCGGACGGCTCTACCCTCGCCTCGGCCCAGGTCGACGCGCAGACCGGAGCGGTTAGCTTGTGACCACCAACGCCACCCTGTTTAGAATCCACGCGCCCTATCCCGAGTTCATCGTGAGGGCTCAGGCGAACCCGATCGAGGCTCAGATCTTCGACGCGACGGGAACGCTCATCGCTCCCGACTCGGGCTCGGTGACGGTCTACGACGGGAGCAGCGCCAAGGTCGTGGACGCGGCAGCGGTGGCAATCGTGGCGGACATCGCGACCTATACGATCGCGGCGCTCGACCTGCCCGACACCAAGCAGCTTGAGGACGGGTGGCGCGTCGAGTGGGACCTAGTGATCAGCGGTAACCCTGCGGTTAAGTTC